GGAGAATGGTTTCTCGATGTTACTTTTGGCGTGCCTTACTTGGAGGATATTCTAGTCAAGAATCCACATATGCCTAGTATCGAAACCATATTTCGTTTCCATATACTTGACGTTCCTCACGTTACTTTGATAACCAGTTTCAATATGACCTGGGACCGCACCAGGAGAACTCTGACAGTTAACTTTGCCGCCAATACTGATTATGGACCGATAAAAGATTCAGTGATATTGGATACTATGCATGTCTGATATTATTCCTAATCCTCTTGACTATGGTGTATTGCCTTCTGGCTTCTCACGTATGCGGTTGCCGGAAATACGACAAGCTATCATTACCAGTTTACAGACTAGCACTGGACTTATTTTTGAAACGAGACCAGACTCAATTACCGGTCAGTTCATCGATGTATTCGCAGAACGAGAAGCGACAGTATGGGAATTGGCGGAGGCAGTATATCATGCTATGTATCCTATATCTGCCTTTGGCGTTAACCTTGATCACGCAGTTAGTTTCTCTGGCGTTAGAAGATTGTTCGCGCAACAATCTCTCGCTTGGATTGTATTGTATGGAGTAGAGGGCACAGTTGTTCCAGTTAATTCTGTGGTTAGATCGAACATAAGCGGAGAGGATTTTAATACAATACTCCCCACGACGATTAGTAGAAACGCGGCGGGCGATATTACGGTAAGCGTAGATACAGCGACTGTTGGACAAGAGTATTATGTCAGACTTGATACCATTTATTATCGCTACACTGCTGTAACCGGAGATACTAATGTTTCGATTGCTAATCAGCTTGAAGCATTGCTGATTGCTTCGCGTAACGTCATTGAATTAGATGCTAATCATATACGGATTTATACAGTTACTAATGTGCCATTTGCGGTAATGGTTTCTACTGGCATCTCTATCTTTAAGCAAGGAACGATAGCTGTTGCTCAAGCGATAAATTATGGCCCAATAGAAGTTGATGCTCATACTCTTACTCAAATTATTACGGTAATTAATGGTTGGAATACGGTAGATAATCTAGTTGATGGACAAATTGGACGTAATCAGGAAACCGATGATGAGTTGCGTCTTAGATATAATAGTGGTGTATATACTCTGGGCGCTGCTACTTTGCCTGCTATTCAAGCTAATCTAGAACAGAATATCTTAGGTTTACAAACCGTTCAAGTCTATGAAAATGTAAATGATACTATTGATGCTGATGGTCGTTCACCGCATAGCATAGAAGTGGTAGCATTTGGTGGTGATCCGCAACAAATATGCAATGAGATATTTCGTCTTAAAGCGGCAGGCATTGATACGTATGGTGATACTACAGCTAATGTGGTTGATGCTTCTGGTTATAATCACCCGATAAGTTTCAGTCGGCCAGAGCCAGTTTACGTTTGGGTGAATTGTATTCTTTCGTTGTATAATGAAGAAGTGTTTCCGTCTAATGGTCCTCAAGTTGTTCAACAAATTATAGTTGATACTGGAAATCTATTTGGTGTCGGAACAGATATAATCATTCAAAGGTTCTATGGTCCGATATATCAAGCAGTATCTGGAGTGGGCAATATATCACTTGCAATCGCAGTGGAACCTGACGCAACTACAACTCCTGCTCCTGGCGATTTTAGTTCTAGCAATGTTTCTATTGCTGTTCGTGAGCTTGCTCGTTTTGATTTGGTTAGAGTTTCTGTAACGGTATCATCTTTGTAAGGGATAGGTAATGTCTGCTTCTCCTGGTTGGGTAAATGGAACTATACCAACTCCTGATGAATGGAATAGTTGGTGGGCTAGAAAGCTAGACAATAATGATTCAATAGTGACTAGTGGCCCCTTTTTACCGTTGAGGGGAGGTGCGCTAACTGGTAACGTGACCAGCGTCACGCCCACGTCGGGCGACCAACTCAATCTGACCAAGAACTATAGCACGGCGATGACTGGATCGCCGCACCAGCAGGTGAACACCGCGAACATCACCGTCCCCTGCGCGCAGGAGCTATGGAACAACTTCGATGATGTGAACTACAACGTCGCCGGCGGCACCGATGCGTCATCCGGCACCCACGTCGTGGCGCGCTACAGTCAAGTGCGCAAATACACTCGTAGCGTCAACGTCCCCAGCATGGCGTTCATCGCTTCGGTGGTGGACTTCACTAATCAGCCTAGTTCCATCGCTGGGCCTTTGACGGGCTACGAGTTGGACTTGGAATGCGCTGGGCCGGATGATCAAACAGCATTCGGCGCAAACGGTAGTCGAGTCGGTATGACGATGAACTTCTATCCTGCGCGCGGCTATGCCGGCAACGATTCCCAGGTGAACGCCGCCTACGCGGTATTCGGCGACACCTCGCGCGTGTCCTTCAAGCGACTGTTCAACGCGAGCGCTGCATGGTCGGTCGCGGCGATTGACTTAACACAAGGTGTGCAGATGACCGGTGCGGCTGGTATTGCGATGAATGCCGGTATGCGGGTGCGGTTCGCGCCACTGCGGGATATCTTCTGGGACACCTCGTTGTTCGCTGCGGCCGGCGGCTTCCACCTCACCGGCAAGTTCCAGGTTGACGAGCTGCTCTACAGTCCCGCCGGCATCACCAGCGGCGGCCCGATCACCTTCTCCGGCACCGTTACGCACTCCGCGGCCTACCTGAACACCTTCGTCGGTGCCGCTTTTACTGTTCAAAGTAATGTAAATATTGGTGGTATTGTTAACATTGGACCGCAAGGCAATGCGAATTATATTCAAATTAATGGATCAGCAGGCGCTGTTACTATTGCTTTAACGGGAACGGGAACCCCAGCCAATCTTGTATTGCGTGCCCTAGGCACTGGCGGTGTTAACATTAATTCTCAGAATGGATCATTATTACAAATTCAAGATGGTGGAGCAGGCACTGCTGTTAATTCGTTTCTTATGATTGCTAGACCAACAGGAACATATGGAACTATAAGCCTAATTGATCCAACCCAAGGTATTATGATAGGAGGAACAGCTACAGCCAAGCTTGGGTTTAATGCAGCTACGCCTATTGCTAAACCAACTTTGACTGGCGCTAAAGGTTCCAATGCTGCATTGACTTCTGTTATTGCAGCTTTAGTTAACTATGGTCTTGTAATAGATACGACAACAGCATAATGTCAAATACTACTACAGGAGTTATTGGCCAACTCGCCATAGGCATTAGTCCTATTGGCACAGCACAGGATGTTATTCTTCCGTTTGGTTTTCCTCATATTCATAGCGAAGTTGCTTGGTCACATTTCCTTGCGCAGCATGTAGGGAAACAATATACAGAAGGTTACGTCAAAGCATTTTACCCACCATTAGATTTACTTGACCAAGCACAATATGATCTACTAACTAAACGTGGCATTCTAACATCTGAAGGCGCTCAGTTAGATGGCGTAGGAAACATTGTTGGTATTGATCGTGAATTAGACAATACAGTATTTCTACCATTCTTTGGTTTCATTTCGCAACCAGCAGGCAAAGGCTTCAATCAAGCAAGAATTAGACATGATAGAGAACCTTATGCAACTAGCCGCACAATGGGAGATGTGGAGTATCGTCAAGCAATACTAAACAAGATCGCGCTAAACAATGCACATGGAACTGCGAACGATATCATTACTATAGTGAACTTTGCACTTGGTGTTACTGGCATTACAGTAATGGATATGATGGATGCGGAAGCATCGCTATTAATCAATGATCTGACCATCACCACTGCTGATCCACGTTTCGCTATCATTGATAAGATAATACCCAGAGCAGCAGGAGTTAGAATATGGCCTGAATTAGTTAATTCTGCCCATACATTTGGGTTTCAAAACCAAGGTATCTACTTTGGTTTTAATGTCGGAATACTGGCGCGTCGGCCGGAATCAAATGTTCCGGCGATACCGTAAGGAGGACAGCCAATGTCTAATATTGATCCGTCCAAACCTACCTATGGTCAAGCTTATACTTCATCTGTTAGGCAAAATTTCCAACACGCGAAAGATGAGATAGAAGCATTACAAAATTATGTAACTACTTTTGGCGGACCGTATCTTCCACTTTCTGGAGGAACACTTACTGGTCCGCTAACACTATATGGTAATGCTGCCTTTCCATTACAGCCCGTTACTCTTCAGCAACTTAATGCAACAGTTAGTGGTCAAGGACCATTTCTACCTATTGTTGGTGGAACACTTACTGGTCCACTAACATTGTCTGGCAATGCTACACAAAATCTGCACGCCGTTACTCTACAGCAACTTAATTCAACAGTAAGTGGACAAGGACCATTCCTGCCTTTATCTGGAGGCGCAATAACAGGACCAGTAACGTTCAATCCTCCCCCAACAATATCTGATGGTAGCGGCAGGACAGCTACTCCATCAATGGTGTTTACTACTGTTGCTGCCATGATTGCATTTAACTATACAACTTCTACCTTACCATTCGCGGTTACTTGTCAAGGTTACTACGCGCCAGGAGATGGAGGGGGTGGTGATTTTACTTACATACCTGCAATAACAAAAACTACATCTGCACAAACCAATTCTGGATCAGCGATATTATCAATTTCTAATACATCCACATTG